TGAAATGGAATCTGTTATAGAGAAATTTAAAGCAGAAGGCGTTGATTGGCCGATATGGGTAATGCCTGTAGGAGCAAGAGAAGAGGAACAGACTGCTACAGCCGGTGACGTGGCAAAAATGGCTTTCCAAAGAGGCTATAATGTTGCGGCTAGAGTACACGTTTATCTATTTGGAAATGCAATAGGCACTTAGGAGGTGTTACAATGAAAACGTTAATAGCAATACTAATTTTATTTACTGCGGTAGCTGTCTATACAGATACCAGAGCCGCTGAATGGAATCAAAAACCAGTCATTTGTGCTCAATGGGATATAGTAAAAGCAGGACTACAAGAAAGAGGTGAAATACTGATGGTTAATGCCAGACAGTCTACCACTGTATACGGTGGAAAAGATACCTTATCAGATATCCCTGCTATTTTACCAATGTCAATTTGGGTCAACCCATTTACAAAATCGTATACAATACTAGAGTTTCATCCGTTGTACGAGTCACATTGTATTATCAGTTTTGGTACGGATTGGAAACTAGAAGGGGAAAATTTATGAAGGATTTCATAAACAAAGTTAAAGATAAGTTCGTTAAGAAAGACAAGGCAGAAACGTCCGAACAAAAAAGACTGCGTCTTTTGAATGAAGAAAAAGCCGCGGCAACAAAGGCAAAGAAACCTTGGGTTGCAGTTTTGAACACTCATGTTAATCATAAAGATATTAAGAATGGGTTTTTTGAGCTAGACTGGAATAACGAATTTATTGAGCAACTACTTGATGCAGGTTATTCTGGAGAGACAAACGAACAGATTGTTGATGCATGGTTCAAAACTATAGCTAGAAACATTTTGGAAGAACAAGGTTTGGATCCTAACAGAGAAGCTGGTTATATCAAAATCAATAAACGTGATGACGGAAAGTCAGAAATTAGTTGACAACTTGTTTAATTTATGCTACAATTATAACACAATAGTAATTTAAATAGGTAGTACAATGAAATATGTTTTGGTAGATACGGCTAATACTTTCTTTAGAGCTCGCCATGTAGTACGAGGCGAATTAGATATTAAAGTAGGTATGGCATTCCATATTACATTTAACAGTTTGAAAAAGGCATGGAATGATTTCGATGCTGATCATATTGTGTTTTGTTTAGAAGGCAGAAGCTGGCGTAAAGATGTTTATGCTCCATATAAACGTAATAGACAAGAGTCACGTGATGCACTAACAGAAGCACAACAAGAAGAAGAAAAAACGTTCTGGGAAACGTTTGATAGTTTTAGAAATTTTATTACAGAGAAAACAAACTGCACAGTTCTACAACATGATGAACTAGAAGCAGATGATTTGATAGCAGGTTGGATACAAGCACACCCTAATGATGAACACGTCATTATTAGTACAGATGGTGACTTTGCACAATTAATTAGTCCTAAGGTTTCACAGTATAATGGTGTGAGTAATACTACTATTACAAGTGAAGGTTACTTTGATGACAAAGGTAAACGTGTAATTGATAACAAGACTAAACAAGAAAAACCTGCACCTAACCCTGAGTGGTTATTGTTTGAAAAATGTATGCGAGGTGACACTAGTGATAATGTGTTTAGTGCTTACCCTGGCGTTAGAGTAAAAGGCACAAAGAACAAAGTAGGCTTACAAGAGGCATTTGCAGATAAGAAAAACAAAGGCTATGCTTGGAATAACTTGATGTTACAACGTTGGGTTGATCATGAAGGCAAAGAGCATAGAGTATTAGATGACTACAATAGAAATGTTATGTTATGTGATCTTACTGCACAACCTGAGAATATAAAAGAGAAGATTGAGACAACAATTAAAGAAAATGCACAACCTAAGAACATAAAGCAAGTTGGGTTGCGTCTAATGAAATTCTGTGCATTATATGATATGCAAAGAATAACTGATAATGCTCAGGCTTATGCTGAGCCATTACAAGCGAGGTATCCTGTATTATGACAAGTTTAAAAGCAAATGAAATTTTAAAAAACAAATTTTGGATCATCGAGGATGCTGACAGTAAAACTAAAGTTGGCACGTTATCCAAAGACAATGATAATAGATATATGTATAGTTGCGATACTGGTTCATACTTCTATGATAACAAAAATCAAGTAGAAAAAACACTAGGTGAAATACTATGGACAAAAGGTAGTATTAGTAATAAGCCAGATGTAAGTAAAGAAATATATAAACTGCCTACATCAACTACACCTTATAATGCTATGTTTGATTTGAAACGTAAATTTGCATTGTTTACAAAAAGTAAGAAATCTAAAAGTTTATATTGTGCAGGTTATTTTTGCATTCATTTTGAAAAAGGCTGGGTAAAAAGTTTTTGTCCGAAGCTAGTTACACTAGAGAAGTATCAACATAAAGGACCATTTAAGACTGAATTAGAAATGCGTCAGGAGTTAAGTAATGTCAACAGAGGTTAAACCTTTAAATCCTATACCACTACAACAGTTTATAGATAGAGTAAAAGTTGCTGATGCAAGTAAGCAACCTGAGATTAGATTAACAATACAAGAGTCTAAGATACTAGCATTTACATTAGGTGAAGTAATGTCTAGATTACATGGTGATTTAGAGAAGCTAGTAGACCAACAAAATAAAACAGAAGAAGTCATTTCCGTTACCGCAGACGGCGGTCAACAGTGGTAGCAGTTATCCTATAAACTACGTATATTACTATCTCTTTGAGATAAATATATGTATAGAGGATAACAAATGAGCAGACCTAAACCAACAGTTGTTTTAGAAAACATCAACAGAAAAACCTACAAGTCCGAGCAGGTCTTGGAGGCTGATGCTATATGGGCCGTCTTTTACAAAGACAAACCATTTAATTTAAAAAGTTCTAATACACTAACAAACTACCCTGGACCTAAATACAAAAAGGTATCTTTCTCTAATCCAGGCCATGCACACAATTTAGCTAAAAAATTAAACGACCTATTTACAAGCGAAGACTTTACAGTTGTTAAGCTAACTTCCGGCGAAACAGTTAAGGAAGAGTAATGAACTGGAAAGAAACCTATACCAAGGTATTCTTGAAACAGGCCGGTATTGCAATAAGCGATAGCTCTATGGCAGAGTATATGCCTAAGTGGTGGCAAAATACTAGAGGCAAAGAAAGTGGTGGATTACGTTTGACAGAAGAAGGTATGCTTTTCTTAATGGAAAAGATAGAACTAGCAACATACGAAGTTCCATTTCCACAGGATTTTAAAATTACTACCCAAGTTATTATATTTTTGGACAAGTTTATTGACTGTCCATACTTCCTAACCAATCGTTCAATCACTGTAACGGAAGAAAAGAAGGCACTCGAACTGCATCTTTTTAGTGGTGATGTCCGAAAATATGGCCTGAATAAAGCTCTAAAACGGACAGATGAATTGGTAAACTCTTGATTTTATTAGGTATTTTTTCTTAAAAAAATTGCATTTTCTGGTTGACCTTTTGAGTAATAGGTGCTATTATATATACATACTTAGAAATTAAGTATGGCACTGAAAACAAACTAAAAGGAGTACAAAGTGGAAAACATCGCAGTAAGACAAGTTAGTCCAAATGGTGCAAAGAAAAGCATTGTAAGGGCATTCAAAAAACAAAGACCAATTTTTATTTGGGGACCTCCAGGTATTGGTAAATCAGACATCGTTGGACAAATTGGTTCAGATATGTCAGCATTAGTAATTGACATTAGATTGTCATTATGGGATCCAACAGACATTAAGGGTATCCCTTATTATGCGGCAAACGATAACACAATGAAATGGGCACCGCCTGTTGAATTGCCAGATGAAAAATTGGCTAAGAAGCATAAGCATATTATTTTATTCTTAGACGAAATGAATTCAGCCGCTCCGGCAGTACAAGCCGCGGCATATCAACTTATTCTTAATAGAAGAGTTGGTACTTATAAATTACCTGATAATGTTTTGATTGTTGCCGCTGGTAACAGAGAAGCAGATAAAGGTGTAACTTACAGGATGCCAAGTCCATTGGCAAACAGATTTGTTCACTTAGAAATTAAAGTGGACTTTGATGATTGGTTTGCTTGGGCAGTACAGAATGACATCCACCAAGATGTAGTAGGTTACTTGTCATTTAGCAAGAAGGACTTATATGACTTTGATCCTAAGAGTCCAAGTCGTTCTTTTGCTACACCTCGTTCGTGGTCATTTGTTTCCGATTTATTGGAAGACGATGACGATGAAACAACCACAACAGATCTTGTTAGTGGTTCAGTCGGCGAAGGACTAGCCGTAAAATTTATGGCACACAGAAAAGTGTCAGCTCAATTACCTAACCCTAGCGATGTACTTGCTGGTAAGGTAAAAACAATGGAAACTAAAGAAATCAGTGCCATGTATTCCTTGACTGTTTCATTGTGTTACGAGCTGAAAGAAGCTAGTGATAAGAGCGATAAAAAGTTTGACGATAAAGTGAATAACTTTTTACGTTTTGCGATGGACAATTTTGATACCGAATTGGTTGTCATGGGTATCAAATTAGCTCTTACACAATATCAACTTCCAATCGATCCAGATGAAGTTGAGTGCTTTGATGAGTTCCATGAACGTTTTGGCAAGTATATTAAAGCCGCACAAGGAGATGGTAATTAATATTTTGGTTACCAGGGGAGAATCTTTTGGTTCTCCCCACTCTTTTTGGTTGACAAACTCAATTAAATATACTATAATAAACATATAACAATTAGGAAAAGATGGCACAAATGACTAATATAGCAACAGATCAAGGGCAAGAAGTTTTAGACAAATGGGAAGAAATCAAGAAAGAAGCTGATAAACTTCCTGAGATTACTGACGAACTTAAAGCAGAAGTTTTAGATAAAATTATTGTAGCAAGAGTAGGCTTACTACTTAGACATCCTTTCTTTGGTAATATGGCAACTAGACTTATTATTAAAGAAGCTAGTGATTGGTGTCCAACTGCCGCAACTGATGGTAGACACTTATTTTATAGTGTTCCTTTCTTTGCTAAGATGAATAACAAAGAAATTGAATTCGTTATTGCACATGAAATACTTCATTGTGTATATGACCATATGACACGTAGAGAAGATAGAGATCCACAAATACATAATATCGCGGCAGACTATATTGTAAACAATACACTTGTTAGAGATAACATTGGTACAAAGCCAGCTGATATTCCTATTTTCCAAGACTTTAAATATGATGGTAAAACTTCAGAAGAAGTATATGATGAGATCTACAAAAAATATGATGAAGAAGAATTAAAGCAATTAGGTCAATTACTTGACGAACATATTGACTGGGATAAAGATAGCCAAGATAATCAGAAGGCTCCTAGCAAGAAGGGTAAGAAAAAAGGTGAAGGACAGCCTAGTTACTCTAAAGAAGAACTTAAAAAGATCAGAGATGAGATTAAAGAAAGTATGATGGGTGCGGCACAGGCCGCTGGTGCTGGTAAGGTTCCTGCAGAGATTGAAAGAATGATTAAGGAACTTACAGAACCTAAGATGAATTGGAGAGAGATTCTTAGACAGCAGATCCAGTCAACTATCAAGAACGACTATACTTACATACGTCCTAGCAGAAAAGGTTGGCACACAGGAGCAGTTCTTCCTGGTATTAACTATGATGAAACTATTGATATTTGTATTGGTATTGATATGTCAGGTTCAATCGGTAACGATCAAGCCGCAGACTTTTTAGGAGAAGTACAAGGTATTATGTCAGAGTACCAAGACTATAACATTAAGGTATGGTGTTTTGATACAAAGGTTTATAATGAACAAGACTTTACTGCTGACAATGGTAATGAACTTTCACAATATCAACTTATGGGTGGCGGCGGAACAGACTTCAATGCCAACTGGGAATATATGAAAGAACAGGATATTACTCCTAAGAGATTTATTATGTTTACAGATGGTTATCCTTGGGATAGCTGGGGTGATGATAGTTACTGTGATACGGTGTTTGTGATACACGGACATCATGATAAGAACTTGCAGGCGCCATTTGGTATCACTTGTCATTATGAAGAGGCTAAAAATTGATTCCAAATCCTCCAAGATTAGATTATATTGTAATAGTAATTTGTTTAGCATTAATAATAAACACTATGGTGTAATAATATGAAACCAAATGCATTAAACTTTTTTGGAGTGAGGGAAGTAGATTTTAAGGCTCCCCATTTTGAATATACACATTTTCAACAACAATACAATTTTGAAACCGCACTTCATAAGTGGATTTCAAGTAATCTAAAAGGCAGATACTACATAGGCAAGACACTAGTTTTGGATAGAGAAAACCAATACCAAAATAATATAACGGTAGGTTTTGAAGATCCAAAAGAGCTATCTTATTTCATGTTGGCGTGTCCACATCTGAAGTACTAATAAATATTAAGTAGGTATATAATTATACTACTATTAATAGGAGAGACATAAATGTCAGAAGAAAATAAAACAAGTGCTCCGGCAACCCCGGAACCAAGTATGGCAAAAGCATCGACGGGTGCTCCTGCTAATGCTCCTGCACAAGAACTTACAGTTCAAGATTTAGGAGTATTGAAAACTATAATTGAAGTAGCACAAAGTCGTGGGGCTTTCAAAGCCAACGAACTTGAGGCTGTTGGAAAGACGTATTCTAAACTAGAGGCTTTTCTAACTTCAATTCAAAACCAACAAGTAGCTAAAGATCCAAATGCTCCTGCACCAGCAACTGCACCAACAACTGCACCTGCTCCTGCAAGTGAGCCAATTGATCCGGTTACAGGAGAGGTAAAATAATGGCCCTAAAACATATTGGAAGATTCAAAGAGAACGGAAGAAAAGTTGCCGTTGTCTTTAGAACATTACCTGATGATCCAGAAAGTGCTTTAGTAGTACAGACTGAGAACTTAGGTGATGCAGAGCATGACATATTAATTAATATGTTAGAAAGCAACACTGGTCAAAGTGCTGACGAACTAGCAGATGCTATGCAACGTACTCCACTAGGAGACGGTAGTATTATGTTAGCAAACTTTCATGTCAACGGAAAATTAACTAAGGTGAAAACTTCAGATATTGAAATGACACCAGATACACAAACAACTATTGGTCTTGATGAACTTAATAAAGTCATTGCAGAGCAAAAAGGTGTAGCAGTTAAGGATCTAGCAGTTGGCGGTAGTTCAGTTGAAGAAGTTGCATCAGCAACAACTGTACCATCAGGAGAAGCATCAGCTACAGTGGACGCGGCAAAAGAGCAACCTTTAACAGATGAGCAACTAGCTAAGAACATGAGAGCAGATGCTGATCGTATGTTCAAAGAAGCTGAAAGACTACGTAAAGAAGCTGAGGATTTAAGCCCTACGAAAAAAGGCAAATCCAGTGACAAGGCGTAGCAAACGCCTTCCACCCGACGTTGTGAACAAATGGCCCGATGTATTCGGTGACGTTGATGTTCACGCCATACCATTAGAGTACTTGCACTCTTTAAGGGTCCGTTTTACTAATGGTAAGGCTTGGGATATAGCAGTAGACGTGAAAAAGAACCCTGTTAAATCCCTAGAAAAAACACTAAAAGAACTGTTTAATACTTATGATAGCAGTATTAAGCACGTTGATTTTAAGCTAGATACTGATCGCATTAAGAAAGATGTACAAAAACGTACCACAAAGTTCATTAAGCATCGTAAGTAATATTGCTAAAAAGGTATAAATACATATAACAGATCCAGGAGTTATATAAATGGCGTTAAAACTTAGAAGAGGTACAGACTCACAAAGACAGCTTATTACACCAGCTGATGGTGAATTAATCTATGCAACAGATACGAAAAAGCTGTTTATAGGTGATGGAACTACTGCTGGCGGTAATCCAGTAGACACAGCCGGTAGTGCATTAGGTAGCAACTTAGACTTAAACAACTATAACTTAACTGGAACAGGTAACGTTAATATAACTGGAAATATTACTGCTACTGGAAACATCACTGCTGACGGTAATTTAACACTAGGTGGTAATTTAACAGTTGGTGATGCTACTTCAGATACATTAAATTTAACAGCCAAAGTTGAATCACATATTTTACCAGACGTTGATAGTGCAAGAAACATAGGTTCAAGTGTACTTAGATGGAGTGCTGGTTACTTTGGTGCTTTACACGTAACAGATGATATTAATGCTGGATCAATAAATGCTAATATCGTTGCTGATGATTCTACAGTAGTTTTAAATAAAGCAACTGGAGCCATTAATGCAACAGGTACTTTCAAAGGTGATATTAATGCAACTGATAACACCAGCTTCTTTAATGCAACTTCAAAGGCAGTAAACGCCGGTGCTATTACGGCAACAGGAACTATTAGTGCTCCTGTTATTAATGCAGAAGCATTTACAGGAAATTTCAAAGGTACTATTGTTGGTGACGATTCAACTGTATTAGTTGATGCTGTCAACAGTAGAGTAAACCTAAACAATGGCGTTGTAAGTTTTGTTGATAATCAAATTGAACTTAACAATGTGACAGAAGTTAAACTAGGTAAGACTACAGACTCAGCTGGTCCTACATTTAAAATTACATCAGCAGATGCAAGTGCTCCAGTTGAAATGGTAAACAAAGCAGGAACAAGTGTTAACAATACAAGTAAGTTAACATTTTCAGCTTACCATGGATCATTAACAACTCCAGCAGATCCAACAGCAGGTGACTGGAATGGTGCATTAACGGCTCAATCATGGGATACAAATACAAGTGCTTTTGTTCCATCAGCAGTTATGGCATTCCAAGTTGATCCAGATGAAACTGTAGCATCAGACCAAGTCAAAGGTAAATTATTATTCATTAGTAATGCAGGTACAGGAAGTTCACCAGTACTTAAAGCTATGTCATTCGATGCTAAAGGACGTTTAAAAGTTAACGGTGCACCAGGTGATGTTGCAGATGCTAACTTAGACGTTGTTGGTGATGCAAAATTTTCAAGTACAGTTAAGTTTGCTAATTTAACAACTACTCAAAGAGATGCACTTTCTTCAGTAAGTGCTGGTATGGTAATTTACAATTCTACTACAGGCAAGTTCCAAGGACGTACTGGGGCGGCTTGGGTTGACTTCCATTAATCAGCTTTAACTTTTCCAAACCAATAAAAAAATAAGTACTAGTATGAGCTCCATTACACTCTATACATCAGGTTCTACTGACCAGCCAAAAACAGTAACACACTCTTGGGACTACATTAAAAAATGTGCAACCAAAAGTATCCAAGAAATTGGATTGACAAAAGAAGATAGAGTGCTAGATGTATTTCCAGGGAACACTATAGCCCACTACACAATCACCGGGGTTCCTGCGTTTTTAAGCGGCGCACAGTACGTTTCAAGTACCTTCAGTGCATATACCTACCCCGAACAATTTAGACGCTTTAAACCGACGTATATTGCGTTAATACCACGTCATTTAGAATTGTTATTAGGCACCAAAGGCTTTAAGGATTTGGATATGAGTTGTGTGAAATACATGGTTACAGGTAGTTCAAAAATTGAACAAAGTTTCATAGATGAATTCAAAAACAGAGGTGTTCAAAAGATTGCGAACTGGTATGGAATGACTGAGAATCCACCACCAATCATGATAGGATATGATTCACCTGCTTTCGATTTTAACACAATTGATCACAGAGAAAATCATGTAATGTTTATGCCATTACAGGCAACACAATCAAATCTTCAACATTGTATTATTAACGGAAGATCAACCGGAGATATTTTTAACATGGATACACATGAATATCACGGAAGGATAGAAGAGCCACATGGAAAAACTTGGAAAACTAACTTTTAGACTTGCTACTGAAAGAGATAGAACTTTAGTAGAACAGTTTTGTAAATCACAGAACTATTCAAACAATACATCTTTAGAAGCAATGAAATGGGAATGGTGCCTACGCAATGGTGCATGGACTGTTGCAATTCATGAAGATAAAATTATTAGTATTGCAGGTATTCATGACTTGCCTGAAGTTGGACATAACTGTTATAGATGTTTGTTCCGCGGAGCTCAACTACCAGGATACACACTAGGTACAGGAAGAGATATTTTTAAGACAGGTATACAATTAAGTTACTTACTAAACTTACAAATAGAATGGGCACCTAAGTCAGCAGACTTGTTTATTAGTACAAATATTAACGACGATGGTGGTAAGAGTCAACGTATGAATGATACTATGATGCCATTACTAGCTAAACGTGGTATTTGGTCTTTAGATCAACAAATAGAATTATATAATGTACCGCAGAACTTATGGCGTATTAATGTTCAACGGTATAAGGAAGAGCGTAACCTCTCGCTAAAGAGCGATAAGAATATTGATCAAAAATTGTAAAAGGTTTCTTTTTAATTACAATTTCTTTCATTTCATTTTTCCAATAGTCTGTGTTTTTACTTGTAGCAGTATAATGTAGTTCTAGGAATTCTTCTACGTGTTTTACTACGTTTAGCCATTGCTTGTTATAAACATTAGGTTTGTTCACTAGTCTTACTAGCATTTCAATTTGATATTGTATTAGCCATATTGCTTGAGCTTCTAACGGTTCAATAAATCCTGCACTTAATCCTATATTTAAAATATTACCTTCGTAGGGGTTAGGACAATATTGACTTTCCCATTCTATTACTCTTAACTTATCTAGCTCTAATTTGTGTGGACATTTTTCTATAAATTCTGCCTTAGCACTTTCTACTGATTGATGATCTTTACTA